GCGCTTGAGAGCGCGCGGATCGCCGGCCAATATCGGGCGGTGGTGCGCCAAGTGAGCATGCGGTTACCCGGCACCCGGCGCCGTATGCGGCTCGATTTCATGATTGTCGAGAACGACGGACGCATCCGCTTCATGGATGCCAAGGGTTTAGAGACCCAGGAATGGAAGCTGAAACGCGACATGGTTCAACAGGCTTACGGAATTTCAATCGAAACGGTTTAGGAGATGACATGAAGATTGCATTCGATACCCCGTTGGTCGGCACCGACTCCACCGGCGCCGCAGTGACGCTCACACCCACTCAGGTGGGCGAGCTCACCTACACCGTGTTCGTGGACACCGTGAATCCGCCCGTGAAGAACTACCCGGTCACGCTCTCCAAACTCACGACCGCTCCAACCGCGAATGCGAACGGCTCCCAGCGGGTGAGCGTGGATGCGGTGAAGGATCTCGGTCTCACGATCGTGGCAGGCACGGAGTACTTCGTAGCCGTCCAGGATGCCCTGGGAACCGCGATCTCACCGGAGACGCCCGTACTGACCTTCACGGAGATTGTGACGCCTGGAGCGCCTCAGAACCCTTTTGTCGGGCCCTGATCTGCCGCTTACCGGTTTGGATCAGGCGCCATATCCATTGGTGCGGGTGTTGAGGCACCCGCGGAGTTTCGAATGACAATTCCCAAGAAACGCGTCAAAGGCGGTCACAAGAATCGACGGGATCACCCCTGGAAGCGCAAGCGACCCCGTGACAAGCCGCTGCCGGTGATTTAGGGTTTTCCAATGGGCATGTACCAATACGCACAGGACAAGTCGAAACCGACTGTCAAGATCAAACCCTCCCACAAGGGTTTGCTGCACAAGAAGCTGGGCGTGCCTGAAGGGGAGAAGATCCCTCCCGAGAAGGTCGCTGCCGCCAAGAACTCGTCCTCTCCTGCGCTGCGTAAGGAAGCCACCTTCGCCCAGAATTTCGGAGGCCGGAAATAGGGCTGTCCATTATTTAAGTGGGCTTGAAAAATGGGCAAACGTACGGGCAAACCCCGCGGTCGGCCCGCCGGGGCGAAGAACAAGCACTCCAAGGAGCGTCAGAGCAAGCTGGAGCAGACCGCCAGTCAGATTGCAGCCGCTCTTGGATTGAAGGCTTTCGAAGGCGATGCGCATGCGCTACTCATGCAGGTTTACAAAGACACGGGACATCCTCTTGCGCTGCGTCTGGATGCTGCCAAGGCGGCGATAGGCTACGAAGTCCCCAAACTCACCAGTGTGGATGCGAATCTGAGCGGGGCAGTCGGTCAGTATGAAGCCCAGCCCATCCCCGTCGAGGAACGAGCCTCTGATTCCCTGGCGAGCTCAACCGGGCCCGCAGCTAACGGCCATTCAACACGACCTGGTTGACGAACTCCTGTACGGAGGAGCGGTTTACGGCGGTAAGTCAGACTTTCTTCTTGGAGACTTTGCCCAGGACGTCCCCCGATCTTACGGCAAGTACTGGCACGGCATTCTCTTCCGCAAGAGCTACAAGCAGCTCGAGGATCTGATCACCCGCTCCAAGCAGATCTACCCGCAGTGGTTTCCGGGGTGTAAGTGGACAGGTAGCAGCAAGGAACTGGAGAAAGCCTGGGTCTGGCCGAACGGCGCGACACTGAAGATGCGCCATATGGATTCCGACAACGACTGGGAGGAGTACTGGGGTCATGCCTACACGTGGATAGGGTGGGACGAACTCGCACTGTGGGCCAATCCGACGGCCTACAGGATGCTCAAGGCCCGTCTGCGTAGCGCCCAGGCCAATATCCCGAATAAACGCATACGGGCCTCCGCCAATCCTGGAGGGGCAGGGCACCATTGGGTACGGGCCTACTTCAAGATCGATGAATACCCGCTTGGCAGTCAGGTATTTGAGGCGGATGACGGCTCCGGGATGAAGCGCGTCTTTGTCCGTGCCCGATTGCGGGACAACAAGATCGGCGTGGCGAACGATCCGAACTATGAGCGGCGTATGGAGGGCATCGGCTCTCCTCAGCTCGTGCGAGCGCTGAAGGAGGGCGACTGGTCAATCATCGCCGGAGCCTATTTCACCGAGTTCAACGAGCTACGCCATGTCGTGCGGCCGTTCGAGATTCCCGCGTACTGGGCACGTATCCGGGCTATGGACTGGGGTTCCGCCAAACCTTTCTGCGTGCTGTGGGCGGCTGTCTCGGATGGCTCAATCCCCGAAATGCCGAGGGGATGGCTCGTGATCTACCGCGAGTGGTACGGCTGGAACGGCGAGCCGAACGTGGGTTGCAAGATGACGGCCGAGAAGGTCGGTACCGGGATCCGCGATCTCGAGCAGGGCGAGAGGATGGCCGACGAAGTGCTCGATCCTTCTGCGTTTACCGCCGATGGCGGCCCTAGTATCGCGGAGCGGATTAATTTAGGGTTTCGCAGAGCGGACAACTCCCGGGTGGCCTCAGGCGGTCGGATGGGCGGTTGGGATCAGGTGCGCGCACGGTTGGATGGTACGGAGACGCCGGGCATCGTTATCTTTTCAACGTGTACGCATCTCATTCGCACGCTGCCGGCGCTCCAACACGACAGGCACCGCGCCGAGGATGTGGATACCGAAGGGGAGGATCATGCCCCGGACACATTGCGGTATCTGTGTATGTCCCGTCCGGTCGTACGCAAGAAGCCCGCGGATCAGCCGCGGCGTTTCGAGACCGATCTGACGGTGAATGAACTGATCAAACGCGCCCGCGAGCGGCGCCTGGCGGAATGACATGCAGAACTGGCTGGGTGGTACGTACTCGAGCTCGGCGCCCGTGACGCCCAGCGATACGACGCGCATCAATTGTCGGGCTATTCTGGTCGAGGGTGCGGCCGGCAATATCGTCTTTACGACGGGACCGATCGGAGCTCCCACCGGCCCGGTGACCATCCCCGTTCTGGCGGGAGCGTTGATCAACCTCGAACTCAACGAAGGCCTCATCAACGCGGCCACGACTGCCACGAATCTCGTCGGGTTCGCCTGACCTGTGACTGCTGCTGCCCAATCCGTCGCGTCTGACGTCGCCAAGACAGATGCACGCAAGTGGAAGAAGGAACTCAGTCTCGCCACGAAGCGCGAGAAGGATTGGTATAAGGAATCCGAGAAGATCGTCAAGCGTTACCGGGGGGAGGAGAAGAAGCGCAACCGCTACAACGTGCTGTGGGCGACGACCGAGACGTTGCGGCCGGCGATCTACAACAGCAAGCCCAATCCGGATGTGCGTCGCCGCTTCCGCGACAGCGATCCAGTCGGGAAGGCGGTCAGTGAAGCGCTAGAACGCTCGCTATTCGTGCTGTTTGATGCCGACGAGCCGGATGCGGCAGTCAAGAATGATCTGCTCGATTCACTGCTGTGTGGCCGCGGTGTCTCTCGCGTTCGCTACATCCCCAAGATCAAACCCACGGGCGAGACCACGCCTCCGAAGGATGATGAGGATGGCATCGATACCAGCGAGCCGAATGAAGCCTCGGATGATTACGAGGTCGAGGATGAGAAATCCGCCATCGAACACGTGGACTGGCGCGACTATCGCGAAGGCTATGGCCGCACGTGGGAGGAGGTGCCGTGGGTTGCATTCCGCCACAAACTGATCAGGAAGGACGCCGAGGAGAAATTCGGCGCTGAAGCATTGGCCGGGGTGCAGTTCGCCGTCCCGGAGTCCGAGGACAAGCACAAACATGAGGACGTTGGCGAAACCGCCAAGGTCGCCGAGTTCTGGGAGTTCTGGGACAAACTCAGTGAACGCGTCTTTTTCACTCAAGACAGTCTCGAGACCTGCCTGTATCCGGTGGATAATCCGGACGGTGAGCCGCCGCTGGACTTCGAAGGCTTCTTTCCGTGTCCAGAACCCTTGGCGATGGTGGAGAACACCGGCTCACGATTGCCGATTCCGCCGTTCACGCTCTACGAGAATCAGGCGAACGAGCTCGACAAGATCTCTGTGCGTATCGACCGGATCGTGAACGTCTGCCGGCTCAGGGCCGTTTATGATGCGCGCATCCCCGAGTTGGGTGATCTCGTCTCAGCCGACGACAACGAGATGGTGCCCATCCAGAACGCGCAGGCCTGGACGGATAGAGGCCTGGATGCGGCAATCACCTGGATACCCATCGAGAAGCTTCAGGCCGTCCTCGTGGCGCTCTACGACGCCCGTGAGCGACAGAAGGCCATCATCGACGAGCTGACGGGTGTTTCTGACATCGTCCGCGGCGCCACTGATCCGAATGAGACGGCGTCTGCCCAGAATCTCAAGGCCAACTACCATTCCATCCGCCTGTCGAGGATGCAGCGGGAAGCCCAGCGCTACGTCAAACAGTTGATGCGCCTCGCCAGTCAGGTGATGAGCAGCAAGTTCTCAATGCAGACCTTCATGGCGATGACGGATCTGAAATTCCCGACTGCGCAGCAAAAAGCGCTCATGCAACAGCAGTTGCAGCAGTCTCAGCAGACCGGTCAGCCGCCACCGCCTAACCTGCAGATCGCGGTTCAGACACCGACCTGGGAGGACATTCTGGGATTGATGCATTCCTCGGCACTCAGGCAGTTCCGCGTGGATGTCGAGACTGATTCCACCATTGCCCAGACACTCGACGGTGACATGACCGGCCTTTCCAACCTGCTAAAGGCGATCTCGCAGGTGATCACCGAGATGGCGCCGCTGGTGATGCAGGGCGCATTGCCAGTGGATGCGGCGAAAGAGATCGTGATGGCGGTGATCCGCCGCGCCAAACTCGGTAACGCAGTCGAAGATGCTTTCGACAAGATGCAGGCGCCCCGACCCCCTCCGGATCCCAACGCCGCGAAGGCTCAGGCGGAAATCCAGAAATCCCAGGCTGATGCTCAGGGGAAAGTGCAAGCCGTGCAGGCCAAGGCCGAAGCGGATATTCACGTTGCGCAGATCAAAGCCCAGTTGGATGCCTATGTTGCGGATCAGCAGCAGAAAGCCCAGGCCCAGCAGAATGCCCAGGAGCAGGCGCTGGAAGCCCAACGCACTGCCCACAAAGAGGCGTTCGACACCATGCAGGCCAAACTTGATGCATTCGTGAAGATTCTCGTAGCGACGATCAATGCGACCAAGCAGCCCGACACGACCTCGGCCGTGGCCGATCGCACCGTTTCGGGGATGCAATGAGCATTGTTCGATTGCGTCGTCGCTACAATCCCGAGACGCGCGAGATGGAGGATGTCGCGTTGAATGTGCCGAGCCGCTCAGGCGCGCCTGAGGTCTGGGACGACCTGCCAGGCTATACGTCTCCGGTTACCGGATTGTGGGTTGAAGGTCGCCGCCAACGCCGTGAGGATCTACGCCGCACGAATTCCCGCCCCTATGAAGGCCGCGAGCAGGAGCAGAAAGAGGCCGCGAAGATCGCTGCTGAGAAAGAGCGCAAGTTAGACCAATTGGCTGAGAAGATGGCTCACACCGCATGGGCACAGGCGCCCGAGCGTATCCGCAAGGTATTTCGGGGAAAATAACGATGCTGGCTGACAAAGACATTGACGAAACAATGGCCGCTGACTGGGCTGCGATTCGGGAAAAGCATACTGTCGAGGATGAGACTCCTGATCTGGCGGGGGAACCGGAAGTTGAAGCCGTCGCGCCTGAAACGCCTGAGTCGGTAGTTGACTCGAAGCCACGCGATGAGTCGGGAAAGTTCACCCGGGCTCCGAAGGAGAGTAAAGATGCTGCAAAGTCAGCGGAGCAAGCAGATACATCGCAACGTGAGCCTACTGCTGCAGCATTACCGGTTAATCGGGAAAAGGAAACGCAAAGTGCGGATGTCAATCGGCCTCCGAGCAGTTGGAAGCCCACCGCCCGAGCCGAGTACGACAAGCTTTCACCCGTAATCAAGGCGGAGATCCACCGACGCGAAGCAGATATGTCCGCTGGCGCGCAGCAACTCCTGCCAGATGCCACACTGGGCAAAGAGATGCGCGCCAGCGGACATATCTGCTTCGCGTCGGTGGATCTCCGCCTTGATTACGGGTGAAAGC